CTTCATTTGTTCAATTACTTGCAAGGGGGTCTTAGATACTCCTTCATAACCATATATTGCAGGATTGTTGTCAACCTTTACAGCGCTGGTCGAACGAGGGAAATGATCTCTCCCTACATAAACACCATAGCTGCCATTAATTATAGTGACCATTAAATCTCTGAAAGGTTTATTTAGACTGCAAGATTTAGTTCCATTAAAACGATCTTTACTACAACTTACTTTCCAATTAGTTATGTCCGAGTTATCAATATGTATTTTTTTTACTTCTTCATAATCTGAAGAATTGTCCTCTTTTGTAGAAAGTATTGTTGACCCATCTTTGCTTTTATGAGCATAAATATCCTGTGCAAACGTATTAAAAGGTAAAAGAGTAAGCATCACCAAAATAAAGTTTTTCATCTTTAAACCTTAATAAACTAAGAAGTATTTTAAATTAAGAAAAATCATCCAATTTCATTAAATTATCAGCATTGAAATTTGGGCAAATATCACAGTTAAATTTAACCGCCTGCGCTTGAAGTTGGGATTGAAGTGAGGCAGGGTGATCCTTGCTTAAGTATCTATGAGAATTGGCAAGAAGTTTACAAGGGTGTATCCACTTTGTTGCCTCTTTTTTCTCGGCTCTTGGTATAAATTCATCTTCTCTTTTGACAAGGTTGAGTTCAAATACTAAAGGGCCTGTATTTTGTGGTTCACCAACATCCTCTACAACTTGAAAACAATAAGCTTTCTTGTCAGTAGCCCGAAATGAATCCCTAAAACAACCAAGCATTTCTGAAAGTAGTCTTGTTCTATTAACTGGCTGCCCATTAAGAAAAATATGAACACCTTTCCAGAATAGAGCTAAATCCATAATTGCTTTTATTAAGCTAACATTCTTTAGGTTTATCTCAAATGAAGAAAGGTAATATATTGATTTACCATCTTTGATTTCTTCAAATGTGTCTGCAAGTTTTGCCAAACTTAATGCAGCCTGAAAATTCTGTGACTTTGATTTCGGGAAAGCAATAACAAAATGCGCATCAACTGATTTAACAATTAACTGTGCTTGCACTTCGGGGTGAAGTTCATACACGCAATATCCCCTTTACCTACTTCTCAATAGTAATCTTAAATTTTTCCAACCTGCTTGAAAGCTCTTCCATAAGTTCCTCAGTAGTGAGTTCGGATTTATTAACCCTTCCACTACTTAAACTTTCTTGCAGCCTGTAAACAACCTCCGCGTTAAGCACCTACTATTTTCAATTGCTGCATGCTCTATTTCTTTCTTTAGCTCTATAGGCACTCGAATATTGATTTGCGGGTCTGCTCTAGACATCACTTTGAAGCTCAAAAAACGTTTTATAAGAATAATAGTATTACGGTGCTTGACACAATAGCATCACCGTTATATAAATATATCACCGTTATACACCGGAGTAGAAAATGGCTAGAAAAGATCCCCAAATTAATATTCGAGTTCCAGAAGAAACTCTTGATAAATTAAAAATCGAAACTGAAAAAGAGCATCGTAGCTTAACAGCGCAAGTAAATCTTCTTATTGAAGAATGGTTGCTAAAGCGCACAAAACACCAAGCCTAAATACAAGTAAACCCTGCCGACTCTCACATCAAACAGGGTTTTGTATCATTCCCAAACTAAGGAAAATCAACATGACAAGTTTAGCATTAACTTTTAACGAAGTGAACTTTTCTCCTGTACAACACAACAACCAGATTTGGTTAACAGCAAGTGAGCTTGCAAAAGCTCTAGGTTATGCAAAATCTGATGCAGTTACTCAAATCTACGAACGAAATAAACATGAGTTTACACCTGAAATGACAACGACCCTCAAAATGAGTGTCGTTAGAAAAACTGGCTCTGTAGTAATGGAGAACCGTGTTTTTAACTCTAGAGGATGTCACTTAATCACCTTCTTTGCTCGCACATCAGTTGCAGCGCAATTCCGCAAATGGGTACTGGATGTTCTTGATAAAGAAATTGGTGCTCCAGTTGCAAAAACCCATAAATCTGAACGTGAACCTTTAACAAGTGCTGTAAATCTGCTTGTGTCTAAAACCAAGCATTTGAACTATAGCGATGCTTATAAATTAGTTCACCAACGTTTCAATGTTCAGCATATTGATGAAATCCCACATGATGTAATTCCTGTGGCAGTTGAGTATGTTCATCATCTGATCGCTATGTACAGCAGTGCTGAGAAGTACAAAGATACTGAACCAAACATTCATACTGTATTGCGAGATAAGGATGTTCAATTCTTGATGTGGTATGTCCCAATTCTTGGCAAGTTCATTAAGAATGAAATCTATCCAGCTCTAACAGCTATTCAAAGTAGCTATGCAGGCCGTTTGAGTGGCTTGACATCTGAAGCGGTTTGTCATGCTAATGCTTTAAATCGTAAAGCAATTGGATATGGCCTTACTTTAGAGCATGTTGGTAATAAATCACCGCATGACATTGAATGGTATTTAGCTCATTAATTCAATATTGGGCGTTGTTGTAATAACAATGCCCTTTTAACAATTGAGAATTTAGGATTGCAATAAAAACCGTTATAGCGAATCAAACGCGACTGAACTGTTCTCACACTTTTGCAAAGCCTTATCCTCTGCGGAGATATTCTCTGATTTAAGCATTGGGTATGAACCTATTTCTTTATAGTATGCAATACCTTTTTGCACACACTTTCTAATTTCATTATCAGCGCTAGATTTTTCTTTTGATTCACCACAACCCACGAGTCCAAACATTAGACCCAATATAATAATCTTTTTCATAAAAATACCCTCATATTTGAGGGTAATTTATCAAAATTACTTTGAACTGTCACACATATTGCCTTAGTTCTATTCTCGCGTCCTGTCAGAGATATCAAATCCAAGTTGTTGTATATCCATAAAGTTAGCAATAAAATAAAGAACTCCAAGAATATTAATTAAAATTGCTGCGAACGAAGTCTTAAATATAATTGAAATATTACCAACAGTTCCTAATTTAAAGCTAAACAAAGGTTCAAGTTGATAAGCCAAATAAGCGATTGATAAGATAAAAAAATACAACAAGTATGTATTTCTTACATCTATCACATTATTTCTAATTGCTTTGTAGTATGTTTCATTAATTACTTTTTCAGGATTTAATGTACATAGTATCCCCATACCTATAGAGAACATTATTCCTGCTATTGTGTAAATGGTATTAATAAAAGAACTATCCAGGTCTTTTTGTATAAAACTAGACAAGCATGTGGCGAGTATCAGAACTAACACGATGCTAATCAGGAGACGCTTTACGTTCATTTGCTAATTCCAAAATAAAATTTGCCATTTCTTGTGCTAAATGCTGCTCGCTCAATTGCTGGCTTTCAGTAGTATCAATACTAACCTCTTTAATTCGCAAGACGTCTTTACCTTTTACCAGTTTCCTCTTATTTCTTGTCTGAAATTCGAAGTTATCTAGATCTGATATAGGTTTGAGTAATGCGCTAAAAGCCTTTTTTACCTCATCACTATCATCTTTTTTTGGCTTTCTAAACTCAATTACAAGTTTAGCAGAAATCATTTGGTCAAGCTCATGTCTGGTTAGACCTTTTGTGTCTGAGATTGAATCAAAAATTAGATCTCTTGCAATAGCCCCAAGATTAAATGATGATTTTTGTTTCGTCATTTCTCTGCTTGAAGGACTTTTGCCTAAAAAAGAATCATGGACTGTAATGTCCTTAATTTGTGATAAGTCTGGAAGTATGTCATTGGAAACTAATGGGTTGACTTCATACATTTCATTCAAAAGCCAATTAAGGTATGTTTGCAATCTCGTGATAGTAAAAGTGCCACCTAGATTTGTTACCAAGAAGCCATTCCCAACAGCGAAGTAAAAGTGGTGTTTGTATATGGCTTCCGCATCAACAGCATTAGTATTTAACTCGTTGATTGTGAAGTTCTGCTTAGAAAATAAGGTTCTATTTACATGTTGAACATTATTACCAAGAGCAACCCTCAACATAGTGCAGAAAACATCAAGACCTATATTTTCTGAAAAGTCACAAATTAAATCTTCCTCTTGTTGCGGATCATCACTACTAAGTCTCATTCTGCGCTCTGAAACAGATATCGAATCCTTGAGTTTAATATTCAACTTCCTACCAAGATCAGAGTGCTTTTTATTAATACTGTTATTAACTATTTCAAAAGCTCTTAGTTTAACTACGGCCATTTTGATCTCAAAACATTATAAAATAATGGATTGATATCATAATTTTGTATAAAAACAAAATTAAGTCTTAAAATACAAAGTCTACTAGAGTATTTTATTAAGAAATTATAGATAAATAACTATTTAAAACAACTATTACGTCACAAAGTGACGTAATAGTTACCCCAACCCAACTCATCACTTCTTCCTTTTTTCAGCTTCTGCCTTGGCCTTCTTATGCGCCTCATCCAAGAACATATCGTCGAGTGTAAAGATACTGTCATTAAAAATGTATCGTTCAACTGGTAAGTCATATTGCTCTACATAAGCATTAATTGCAGAAATATCTAACGCCAGAGGAACACCCTGCTCGTATCGTCTAGAACGAGCAATGGTGTTGTAAGCTGAAAGAATGGCGTTTGCTGTGTAGGAATATTCAGGAGGCTCAGGCAATTTTACGCCAAGCGCTTCTCTTTGCTTTTTTTCGTGGTCCGTGAGGCCCGCGAACTTGTTGGCGTAGCTGTAGAGGGTTGTGACTTTCCCACCACTTCATCCTTATATGCATCCGCTTCTTTCTGCATCTTTTCTGATTCTTTGCGTATGAAGGACCAGATCGAAATACCTAAATCACCCATGTTAAGTAGCTTTGTCGCATTCTCGGCATTATAAGGCGGTTCGGTTTTTACCTGCTCATCATCAGCATTAACTTCTATAAATACCACGCCTTTCCAGTCTTCAATGAGATGGCATGCAGCAGCTTCAAGTAAAAGCTCATGATAAAGTTTATCTTCTTTTGATGCTAAGGCTACATCAAAGCCTTTGGAAGTGATTTGGTTGTTTACCCGCTCTAATGCGACTTGATAAGGCTTATAACTAATTCCACGAATCTTGAACTCAGCTAAAACATTGCCTTCTGCATCTTTATATTCGCGCCACAAACTGACGTCTTTATTTCTTTGAATATTGACTTCAAGAGCCATTTTATTTCTCCAAAAAATAAGGCAGCAATTAAGCTGCCAAATCAGTATTAAGGTGTAACTGGTGCAATCACACGGGTAATAACCGGTGACACGCGAATATGGTTGTAGTTGATGTCGATTGTGATAGTGTCCTCACCACCGCCATCTGGGTGATTAGCTTCCGCTACCTCTAATTGTGGGAACTGGAAGGCATAGCCATTACCTGCATCATCTTCAATAGAGAATTCTAGCGGCATGGTGTCACGGGTTTTAATGAAGTCGATATATGCCGCTGACTGAGCCGAGAACATGTATTGAGTGTTCACAGTTACATCTACAATCTTTTCGAGATAAGTTGTTGCTGTGAGCTTCTGAGAGCCAATACAACGGATTGCTTCCATATTGTTGTTGATAGTCAGTTCAAGCGACTGCATACAAGCAGTGCCCACCACAGTTTCACCATTAACTTTAAGATCACCGACGTTAAGCGCTGAAACAAGGACTAATTCAGGAACTGGTAAAGGTGAAGTAACAGGGCTTGTAGTCGTGCGCTCAAACAGAGTACCCATCAAGCCAAATGTAGCTGTGATTTTGCCTGTCGTAGCAATCGACATTGTAAATTCATTGAAGCGTACACCACGGTAAATAAATACTTGGTTAATATCTTCATATACTTTGACAAAGGTAAATGTTTTTCGAACATTACCACCAAAGTTAAGAACATCACTCGCCCAATTGTTCATTGCAACTGCTGACAAGAAGTCATCAAACAGACCAATTGAAAGTTCTACTTCAAGAGAGCCAATAATTTCTGCTTCAGTGGCCATACCACCTTGACGGAAGCGAGTATCTGCAACGCTGCTTGATGCTTCAGTAGTGACGTTTTCAGTTAAGCCATCAGTCACACGACGAACGGTCTTCCAAACTGGTGTAGTTGGTAATACTTCGGGGGTTTGCTCTTCAGCATAATATAATTTAATACGTGCACCAGAACTCATCTAAGTTCTCCTTAATTTTCGGGCATTAAAAAGCCCTCGAATTGAGGGCGTTGGATATTTAAATTATTAACAATGACCACGTTGCCGAGTACCATCGTGTTTTGGTTCCCATCGAAAGGCATCTGCAATTCTTCCAGTTGGCCCTCCATCAAGAAGATCACCATCTGCAATCATTGCGGCCTGCAAGCGCTCATACCGGTCTAAAGTTTCTATTAAGTTGAAAAGAGGTCTATGAGTCATAATGATTTTGCATTTCGGGAAAGCATGTTTTATTTGTTGATACTTTTCTTCAAAGTTATGCATATTCGCTTTTGAGGCTGCCTGAACAACAAACTTAACTTCATCACAAATAAAATCTACTTCTTTATCTGAATCGTTTGCTAAACGACAAGCAAAAATTAGGTAAGCATCAAAATTAAGTAAATCCATACTTAGACTCCCAGTTCCAATACACCGAGATTCTGGTTTAGCCAATTAAGGCGTTTCTGCTCATTTTCCTTCTTTTCACGCTTGCGTTGGTGCATGCCCAAACTAAAGTATGTGGCCTTTCCTTTGGATACCTTATCGGCCATATCGATTTGATTGAGTTCATCAAATGCTTTTTGTCTTGCGCTTAATTTCCCAGACCAATGATTCCAAAGCACATCATCACACTGCTCTTGATATTTAATCACCGTTTCTTTTAAGTCTGGTTTAACCTTATTTGGCTCAACAGAGTAAAGCCAAGCTGGCAATTTCCGTAAAGGCAACATAATTACTTCACGGGATTGGCTATCGCCAAATAGCTGAATGGTCATTTTGACCATACAGGTCTTAAATTTATTCGTGATCTTGCGATACTGGCTTTTCCAGTCTAGCCCCATACCTTCGACAATTGGCTTCATTGGCACATAGTTGATTGTTGTATTCAATAATAGATAGCTTGGCGCCTTGAAATGGGACTACCATTTGCTGATAACTGTTTTCAATATTTAGTTTTGCATTCATTGTTATGCTCCGACTACTCATAAAGAAAAATCACTGGCAAGAAGATGCAATGAGTAGTCGAATGACCATCTTCCTTTCGAACCGTCGCTCTAGCCAGTGTTCGCCTGAATTTCAGGCATAAAAAAACCTGCCGCTAAGGACAGGTTCGTTTAAAAGTTAAATTCGTTAATTGACGCGGTAATTTATTGAAATGTTGTACTGAATGAAATCCCCATTACTGCCGAGGTTCTGTGCCTGACCTTGTAAGACCTCTAACTGTCCGCTCTTAAAGTATTCAAAATGAGCTAACCAAGCATCAGCGAGTTTTGTGATTGCGACTTCATGTGTGTTCAGACGAGCCATGCAATTGATTGAGATAATCCCGGTTCTTCTTGTGCAAGGTGTATCACCAATTGCTGCAATGATTGAACCGCCCCATAGCACATTGATGTCACACCAAAGCCCATCAAGCGGCACAGCAAAATCTTTATTAGGATATTTAATTCGGCTCTGCTCAATTCCAGTAAATGCCATTGCTCTAGTGATAATGGCTTGTCTTGCTTGATCTAAAGTCATTGCCATTTTAACCACCGTATTTCTGAGCAATATAGTTAAAGGTTAAGCCATAGACACCTTGAGGGGCTTGCTGCGAAAAGCCATTAATGCTTTTAATAACGTATCTTTTAGCCTTTTTGTCGTAGGAACCTTTTTTGACTGGTTTTGGATATTGTCCAAACTCAATAGCAGTGGCGTATGGCGCATTCGTTTGGATGTAGACAGTTGAATAAGGAACCAACCGAGATAAGGCGCTTGTGCCTTTGTTAATGGTTGAGCCACCGCCTTTATCTTTCTCTGCTTCATTAAATGATTGGTCAGTCTGGTTAATACTGACTCTATGGGATGCTCTAAAAGCACCTGTATCAACTGGGCTTTGAAGAACCACACCTTGCAATGCATCAATGACAATATCTTTTTGCTTTTTGGTTAGATCGGCTTCAATAGTTTTAGTGAAGGCACTCGGTTTGCTTGTCCAGCCCATGGTGTTATACCTTTCTTAACTGACAGATCCACACACTTGACGATGGATCTTTTCCATAGCTCACAACCCGATAGTTGCCGCCTTCAATCACCCAAATGTCATTTACTTCTGGCTCAACTAAATTACCTACCGCGTCTTTCACTTCATTTTGCAGTAGCACGGCTTTAGAGTCTGTGGCGCGGTAATCTATAGGCTTCACTAAATCTTTCAAATATGAGCCAAATAGGACACCTCGGCCGCTATAGACATATTCGGTGTAAGTATCCTCGCCAGTAGCAGGGTTCGACCCTGTTAAAATCTTTCGAGTGCAGGTAAAGGTATCTACAGCGTCTGCCAGTTCATCTTCAGCATCGAATGCGGCTGCAAGTTCGGTTTGTATCTCATCACGCATTCCCATGGCTTACTCCGTAATGACATAAGTGTTGATGTGATACTTCTCGCTAAAGAACGGTTCTAGAAGGTCAAGGATAAATTGCATATCACCACTGACTGACTCTTCTTTTCCAGCAACGTATGTCTTGCTTACCGATGTGCCTGATTGTGCAGAAACGGTCTTAGATGCAACCACACCTTCTTTAGTTGTATAGAGTTGCCCAGCTGCTGCAAGTTTTGCGAGATACGCTCCAGCTGTAAGAATTGCATCTGGCACTTCGCCTTCTGGATAATCTGGTAAATTTCTAGCATTAAGCCACGCATTAGCCTGCATCACAGCAATTACTGGATCACCAGTTCCCCACCAGTCAGGCCCTAGCTTTTGAGTCACACTTTCGACTGTTACATAGTTCATAGCTTAATCCTAAAAATCTAATTAAGAAGGACGGCCCGAAAGCCGCCCTACTTTAGTTATGCACCGCCATTCAACGGAGCTTCTGGCACTGGAACCGCTACTTCAGGGTCCTTAATGCCATAGTCACCCGCTGTTTTGGCAGG